CGGCGCATCTTGGCTTCGCGCTCAAGGCGCTGGAATTCTTCATCTTCTTCAGTCATATTAGTAAACTCCAAATCCAAACGCCAGTAAAGAACAGCCCAAGGCAGATAACTGCCAGCACTACAAAAATACACCAGAGCATGAACGCGCCAATCCTGTGCCATGTTTCCGGCACTGGGTCTATGTCATCGGGCACTGCCGGATACGGCTTGACCTTGCGGGTTTCCTCGTTCATGCTTTCCTCGCTTCCAGCATTGCGTCTGCCATGTCATATGCGTCTTCAGCAATTATTTGTTTCATCGCGTTGTCAAAATCACTTCTATCCTCTTCTGCTCTAATGTCAGCGTCAGAACTATCTGGGTGATAGTAATCGTTCATCCAAAATTGATAGCAGATTGGCAACGCCTTGATTGCAAAGTAATCGCGCAGGGTCATGCCGTCATAGAGCGGATTTTCAATGCCCGGGTGGCATGGAAACGCTGGTCCACCTGTGTTGCTCATGCTGCCTCCTTGGGTTCATCAATTGCCAGATAAGCCTTTAAACGCTTAACTCGCTGCTTGTTGTAGGTGACCATCGATTGGGCGTACTCGACTGCGCTCTCCGCTTGCAGCAACTCGTGCTCGGCATGCAGCAACTCATGCGTGACAGCCTGTGCCGGAGTTACAGTTCTCAGCATCAGCCTCAACTCTGTCCATAAATATCTCCACATAGCGTTACTCCGGTTGTTTCGGTTCTAATTTTTTCATCACGCGCTGGTTCTTGTTGGATCGACCTTTCCTGCGCTCCCCCGTGTCTTCTATAAACCCCTTGTCCAGCAAAGCCCGATAACGGGCCGTGATGGAGGAGTACGGGAAACCCTTGAAGCGGTCAAGCAACTGATCACTGATGCACCCCTCCGGATAGGTGCATATGGCCTCGTACACCATCTTCTCCAACTGTGTCGAGTTAACAGATGCCGCCGCCGCCTGACTCGTGTCGGGGTCGTTGCTGCGGACAAGGGTTTTGGGATCAGACCCAAAGAGGCTAAACAAATCAGCTTGAGATAAATTTTTCATTCCGGCTCCTTTCTGACTACGTCATATGCTTTGGTGATCCAAAAACCTGCGTGGTTGACAAGCATGCCTTTGGCCGTCATTTCCTGCGTTGTTCTACAGCGGCGGTCATAGCCGTGCTCCCCAACCCGATGCATGTCAAACGCAGCGTTACTGTTGAAGTACTGTTTACACGCTTGGCATTGATTACGGCTTCCGGTCAGCTTCATGATCCCCCCGAATAAAGTTCTTACTGACCTCCTGCTCGGCAAGTTCGGCAAACGAAAGGCCGGACGGGAATCTCATCTGAGCCGCCTCAATACCGTTTACAACTTTGATGGACTTGATGAGGCCATCATTGAAGCCATTGGTGTAGGCATCGCCGGAAGACAATCGCGCAGACAGTCCCTCTCGTATGATCTGGGTCATGGGAATCTTGTTGGCCTTGGAGAACCTTCTCAGCCGCGCAATATCGTCCGGATCAAGATAGGTCATGAAGGGTTTGTAATTAACTGAAAATGCCATGGGACATCCTTAAAACGGAATTTCTTGGTAATCGTCAACCAAGTTATCAAATATTTGCTTAGCCACTTCGTTGCCGTGCAACTCGGTACGGCTTTCTATGCCACAGCGTTTACACAGCCTTGCTGCAGCCTCGTCCTCATCGGTGGCGCCTAAGTAATCTTGAAACTTGGAATCCTTGCAAAGCATCGCAGCCTTCTGAACTCTGTTGCTGTACGGTGTGGCAGACTCGTCATCTTGAATCCGCACCAGCGCACAGCCGTATCGCGCCCCAACGAAGTCACGCAGAATCTCTTCTGGGCATTCGTCAGGGTGGATCGCCAGCGTCAAGACAAAACCTGTTCGGTCTTGCTTGAGTGCTACCTTTCTGGCTTCAAACTGCAAGGCCATCGACTTTGGACTCAAGGTAATCAATGACGCCCATCAACTTTGTTTCGCGTTGAACGTATATCTGGTTGTCATCCATCAGCTTTTCAATTTTTTGCAAAAGCAAGTTTGTTGTTTGAGTCATGGTTTCAATCACCTTGTCACGCTCAGCCAAAAGCTGGTCACGCTCAGCCAACAGCTTGGCATCGATTTGGGTGGACGATTTGGCCTTTGCTCTCAAAGCGGCGCGACAGTTATAGACCGTGCGAACAGAGCATTTGCAAGCAAGTGCAATCTCGTTGGGCTTGGCATTTGGGTTCGCTGCGATGTAATCTTTGATGTGTTGGTTAGCTGGCATATGGTTCTCCTTAAAATGGAATGTCTTGATCGCCGAAGTCATCTTCTTGGCGGATGGGCTGGCGGCTGTAGCCGCCCTCTTCTTGCTTGGGCAAAAATCGGTCAACGGCAATCGACAGGTATGTCTTGCCGTCCTTGCCGACCTTCTTCCAGCCAGACAGCTTGACAACCGTCAGGCCGTCCTCTGATTTGATGTTGGTCATGTCCTTCAGATTGATGGCAATGTTGCCCCAGTAGTCGGGGGATTTCGGCCCCTTCTTGCTGGTCGAGGCGCGTAGCGAACCACTGTCGGGGTACGCCTTGTACTCAGGTGCTTTGGGTTGATATGGCATTACTTGCTCTCCGATAATTGCTTCTTGATTTCTGCGAAGCGGTTGCGAATCTGATCGTAAAGATCAGGGCGGCTTACCTTGAGTGAATCAAGTTGTGTTTGATTCGACTTCCAGTAACTGTTTAAACCTTTGACGTCTGTGCAATGGTTCGTGTATGTCATCATTCCCTCGGTAAACAACTCGGCATTCGCAATTGCGTTGCCGGTGTTGACCTCAACATCAGCCGTGGCAGTGGGAGTCACAACCTTGACAATGACGGGTTCTGCTTGACCATCTGCCTCTGGCAGATCCTCACCCGCATAGATGTACAGGCCCAGACCATGCATAGCAATCGCTTTAACCAAGCAACGCATGATGGATGTGTTCACATCAAACGAGGTGGGCGCACTCATCGGCTTGTTCCGGTAGTCCAGCACAGGCAACATGCAAGTCATTGGCTTGTCAAACATGGTGACGGTTACCCACACCATGAATGTGTCGCCAATTTGCATGAGCGGCCCACCGTGGGGCTGCATCTCCACCTTGAAGTTGGCCTTGGGGTCAGCCTTCAGCGCCTCTGCCCAAGCCCATGCCCATGACAGGTAGGTCAGACCATTCTTCTTTTCCGTGTGGTCATTGACGTTGATCTTCAGCAGGTCAGTTGGTGTCATTTAAAGTTTCCTTTCCATACTTTTCATAAAATTTTTTGGTTGTCCGTTCTCGCAATTGAGGCTCATAACCAAGTTTGGTGATGAGATCAAAAACTAGACCAGATGTTCTGTAAACTGGATGCATTCTGATGTTGCTTGTATCGCCAGCAATAACTGGCAAGTGTTCGTAAAGATCAGACACCGCCTCATAAATCGCTATCAGGTCTTGAGCCAAGTTCTCCTTGGTACTGGGCGCACCACTGAGATACCCCGCAGAAGTCTCCAGTACAGCGCTTTGGTTCTCCGAGTCTTGTTTCGACATATCCTTTTTCCTTTTCGGCCAGTTCGGTGGCCTCTTCTATGGTTTTAAAAACACGGATGGCAGTCTTCCTACCCTCCCTCTTAACCGCGAATGTCGTTTCCGACATCCACCGTTCCTCGTTGGAGCAGTTCTGAAGGTCCTCTTCAAAGTCCGCTCGCATCTTGGACTCACGGTGCATCTCCAGACGCTCCCGTATGTACATCTCAGTCTTGACGCTGTCCCACAGGGGCACGTCAACAATGCAAATGGGGGCGGCTGGGTAAGCCTCGCGCAGGTCATGCTTGCTGTAGTCCCTGACCAAGGCGCAGATTTTCAAACCCACAACCTTGCGCTGCTTGACGGTCTCGACCAACCACTTGTAAATGTTTAGCTGCTGAGTCCACTCCTCCTTCTCTTGCATGACCGCCCATGCGGATGTGAACTTGTAGTCATAGATGGTGATCCCGCTCTCCCCCTCCTCTTGTAGGTCGATTGCGCCGCTGATGGATACCCCGTCTACCTCCGCGAACAAACGCTCCTCCTTGATCCAGCCGGAGGTCTCGCCGCGCTCCATGACAACGTGCAGGGCAGAACCCAGCAGCGACCACAGCATCTGGGAGACATCCGTCACGATCTGATCGTCGTATTTCTCTCGCATCCTGCGGATCTTGGGGGGAGACATGATCTCTGTGACGCTGTACTGAGCAGCCCCCTTGCTGTAATACTCTCTACGTGCTAGAGTCACTAGTGGCTCTGGCAGGTTGTGAACGTTCGTAACTTGCATCTTTTCTCCAAAGGTTTTTATGACTGACAAACTGAATGA